GCTGATACATATGAGACTATGGATATTGGCGCAGATGACATACGCAAATGGCATGTCGAAGAGCGCGGCTGGTCGGACATTGGATACCACAAAGTCATTCGCCGGGATGGCACAGTCGAAAGTGGTCGAGACATCGGCGTGTCTGGCGCACATGCCGCTGGGTATAACTCTGTGTCTATAGGCATATGTCTAGTTGGCGGCAGAGGACAAGATGATGAGGCTGAAGATAACTTCACGCCACAGCAATGGGAAAGTCTGGAAGAGTTGGTGGACCAACTACAGGCTAGTTATCCAGATGCAGAGGTCCTTGGGCATAGGGATTTACCGGACGTGCAGAAGCAATGCCCCGCATTTGATGTGCGTAGCTGGCTGTTCACAACCAAACAATGAGGTGAAGTTATGATGATGAAAAAGAAAAAGAAGAAGAAAAAGGGCGGTTATGGCTACTAAGAATGTCAAGGCACCCGCTGGATTTCATTGGATGAAGTCTGGCCAGTCCTACAAGTTAATGAAGAACCCGCCGGGTGGTTTTAAAAAACATCCGGGGGCTTCTCTGTCTGCGTCATTTACCATTCAGAAGGTTCACAAGAATGGCAAGTAAAAAGAAAATGAAGCGGCCAAATAAAATATGCGCGGCTGGTATAGCTTGGGCAAAGCGTACCTTTGACCGGTATCCATCAGCGTATGCAAACATGGCCGCTTCTAAATATTGTAAGGACCCTAACTATGCCAAAGGCGCGAAAGGCAAAAAGCGCAAGAGGAAAAAGTAATGGGTGAATTAAAGAAATGGGTGAAGCAGAAATGGGTGCGTATCGGAACTGATGGCTCAATCAAGGGTGCGTGTGGCACATCAAAGAACAAGAAGAACCCAGACCGTTGTCTACCACTCGCGAAAGCTAGGAGCCTTACAAAGGCACAGAGAGCGGCAACAGCAAAAAAGAAGAAGGCTTCAGGCAAAAGAAAACAGTTTGTGCGAAACACCCCTGCCGCGAAGGTTTCTTCTAAGAAGGGAAGAAAGAAGAGAAAGGGCTAATGTTCAACCTTGGGAATAAAATATGGACCCTATTACAATCGCTACTGCCGCATTCACCGCGATTAAAACTGGTGTCAGTGTGGGAAAAGATTTGCAGTCGCTTGCTGGAGATATCGGTAAGCTCTGGGGAGCTATTGACCAAATTAAGGACGAACATAATACAGCAAAATCTAAACGCCGTGGCTCTGTTGAAGAAGAAGCTCTCCATACTTTTATGGCTAAGAAAAAAGCTGAAGACATGGAAGATGCCCTTCGGCAGATAGTATATGCCACACGCGGTATCAACGGATGGAATGAATTAGTCAGGCTTAGAGCGCAGATAAGAAAAGAAAGATTAGAAGAAAAACATCGCCAACAAAAAAAAGCGGAAGAAATAAAAGAGATTATCTTGGCCGGTGTACTGGTCACAGTTTTTACCAGCATCCTGTGTTTCTTTGCATGGTTTGTTTGGGAAGCAAAAAAAGCTAGAGGTTAACATGGATATTTGGAAAACCGCTAAAGAAGTTCTGGGTGTTGTGGCACCTACTATTGGCACCGCTTTGGGTGGGCCGATGGGTGGCGTAGCCGCACGGACTTTGGCTACGTCATTGTTGGGCAAGTCTGATGCGACTGAGCAAGAGATTATCTCTGCGGTGACTGGCGCATCCCCAGAACAGTTAGCCATGTTGAAAAATGCAGAGCTTGAGTTTCAGACAGAAATGAAAAAGCTAGACATAGACCTAGCAAGAATAAACATGCAAGACAGAGACAGTGCTAGACGCAGACAAGCAGAAATGAATGACCACGTCCCGTCTGTGCTGGCTATCATGACCCTTATATCTTTCTTTGGTTACATCGGTGCAGTCACGTTCTGGCCCGGTGGCATTGATGCAGACATAGGGTTTATCAACATTGCAGTAGGCTGGCTTGGCGGGACAGCGTCAACAGTTGTGGCCTACTACTTTGGTTCAAGTGCAGACAACAGTCCTAAGAAGGGAAAAAAATAATGGACATGCAAGACTATCAACAGTCCGCCATTGAGACGGCTATATATCCAGACAGCGCAAAGATACTATACCCAACACTGGGTTTGGTAGGCGAAGCTGGCGAAGTAGCAGAAAAAGTAAAGAAGGTTATCCGCGATGAAGGCGGTGTATTTACAGAAGAAAAGAAAGTTGAGCTTGCAAAAGAGCTTGGTGACGTACTGTGGTATATCGCAAACATTGCATCAGACATAGACATGGACATGAATCTGATTGCCACCATGAACCTAGACAAGCTGGCATCAAGAGCGGAGCGCAACCAACTCACCGGGTCCGGGGATAATAGATAATGGCAAACTTTCAACAAGCATCCACATTCCTACGTTCATTAGGCCGCGCCGCATTACCAGATTCCATGCGCTCAGAAAAATATACTGAAGCTGATTTCAACGAAGGTATGATGCGTGTGCTGACAGACTTTGTCAAAGCAAACTACGCTGGAAAAAAACCCGGCACATATGGTGTGGACTACCCTGCCCTTAACAGATATTTCAAAGAAGGAAACGTAGTCACAGGCAAAGGCAGTAAGTTCTCAGACGTTGGTGCGTTGAAGACAGTGCTAGGTCAGTTTGATGTGAGGGTAAATGAAGACGGTTCGTTCACTATCTTAGATGACTATAACTTTAATCAACAGGATGAGTTTGGTAATCCAATGGCGCGGCAAGCTACTATGGGTGATGTGTTTAGCCGGTTGAACCCTATGCAAGATTATAGAGGCGGCTTTACTGACCGCCTCTATGGTGCCGCTCGTATGCTTGGCGGCGTTGTTTTACCTGAAGGTGGTTCTAATTCAATCCCAATTGAAATTAGTATACCTTCGCAAGCAATGCCGGTATCCACTCCGACAACAACTGCATCAGTAACAGGACCTCTTTCTCGCCCATCTCAACCTTCTTTCTCAGACTTGTCTGCTATGATTGCTGAAGCCGCCGAGCAGTCGCTTCAACGGAAGAAAGTGGCAAGTGCGGCACCCAATATGGCATCGCCGCTTCTTTAGATTTATGCTGTTTTAGCTTGTGTCTAAGCCTTAGAATATAATAGCACATGCAGACAAACACCAACGGTTCAATGATGACAAAAATCCATATGTTGATTTCATTGTATGTCATCCCGATGTGCTGTGCCACTACATTCAAGATATTAACGCAGTGATTAAATAACCAATCCATAGTCTGTGAGTAGTTCATTATTACCTCTTTTAGCTGTGTCTGTTTGTGTGTCCGTCATATCTGCGAAATATGCGAAATATGACGGACACAGTACATTTTACCCACATTGGGTAAATCAGCTAAGTTATTGTACTCACTATACAATTTGGCAGGAGTGACAGGACTTGAACCTGCAACACCCGGTTTTGGAGACCCATGTTTGTATAGTGACAAATAAATCATTTCAATAACTTAGCTTGCAAAGACCGGCGTGTGTGTCAGTCCTTGTGTCAGTCCTCTGACCGCATCGTGCAATTCAGAGGGCAAGATGTGTGCGTACTTCTGTGTAATAGAGATGTCAGAATGTCCTAAAATCTCTGATACATATTCGATACGCAAGCCCTTCGCAAGGGCATGTGTAGCAAAGGTATGACGCAAATCGTGCCAGACAAAGTCCGTTATTTTACTGTTGTCTAGACACGTCTCCCATGCGGTACGGTTGCTACATACACGGTCACTTGTGTCTGAATTATAGAACACAAAGCCACGCATACAGAGTGGCTGACTGTGTAAATATTCCAAAACTTCTATTGCTTCAGAAGTCAAAGGAACCTTTCTGTATTTTTTATTTTTGTTTAGTTCTGATGGCAGAAACAACTCTTTACCTTTTGCTGTGTCACGTACCATATCCCATTTCAAACTAAACTGTTCGTTCCATCTAAGTCCGGTAGCCAAAGCAAATGTAATCTGATGATACAGGTCTTTGTTATAAGATTGCTTGGCTACATTAAGCAGATGGTCTACTTCATTATGGGTCAGATATCTAATCCGTGTTTCACTATCCTTTAGCTGTTTGCTATCGAATGATGCCACCGGATTATACTTGACCCTGTCAGGTCTTTCACTGACCCAGTAGTTGTACATTTTACTGAGCAGACGTATGTCCCTTAGAATAGTTGCATCAGTCACACCGGCTTCACGTCTAGCAATAGCGTAAGCCTTGATATCCGTTGTTTGTACGTCTGAAAGATACATCTCTCCAAAGAACGGTGTAAGCATACGGCTACTAGTAATATACCGGTCAGCCGTACCCCAGCGAACACGTCTTTCGCGAAAGTCTATTTCATTATTTATAAAGGTCACACCACAGTAGTCGCTCAAAAATGTGAGCATGGCTTCAGAGAATGAAACGTCTGCGGCCCTTCTCTTTTGACCCGCTATTTCAGCATGTCGCAACTCTTCCGCGATGCGCTCCGCTTCGCGTTTAGAAGTTGCTTCAGTTGCTTTTCGGTACTTAACTCCGTTGATTTGGTAGGAAGCGTACCAAGTTTTACCACGTTGGTAGGCTGGCATTTATACTCTCCTTCATTTGTCCAGTCTGTAAGTTTGTCTAGTTTATATCTCCAAGCCTTATCAAACCTAAAAGCAACTCCCTCTAGACGGCCAGACTTTGTCCAGCTATATAGCGTGGATGTACTTATACCTAAGTACTCAGCCGCTTGTTTGGTTGTAACAAAACCTGTTGACAACATTATAATGGTGTCCTTATATTATAAAGTCAATATAGATTGGTAACGAAAGATGACTGACGAAGACTTTAAGAAACTTGAGATGCGAACATACGCTATAGATATATATCTACAGAAGGTTCGTGGTTGGGTTACAGCACACGGCTTTTCACCACACGGCCTAGCCCGAAATTGTGGGCTTGGACCCGGAACTTTAGCCAAGATGTTTACACCTGATTGGAACCCTAGAGCCGACACGTTACGCATCCTTGAAGACTATATGTTAGATTTTGACGAGAGACGAAAAAACGCAGAGAAAAACAAGCCAGCTTAAATTAGCTTGAGTTGTGTTTCTTGGGTTCCCTCTTCTTCTAATGCTTCAATAAGCCATTGAAGATACACTGACGCTTTGCGTAAGTCCTCAATCTGGTTCTTATCGCGGAACCGGTGAAGGTACTTCTTTGCGTTTCCCTCACAGAAGTATGAGAAACCAACCGGACCCATACTATCTTTGATGTAATCAATACATTCGATGTTCCCCCGCGTGTAGTGCGGGGGATTATCGACCATGTCTTTTTTATCTTCTTGTCTCATCTTCCAAAGCATCCAATCATAATATCTTTCAGGTTCTTTATCAGACACCGCAACTTCCCCCATGTCCGGTTATGTCGCAAATGTCATGGGTCTCGACAGCTTCTTCAAACTCTTCACCCAGTTTGCTCTTTGCCTCTTTGTAATCGACAGAGACCAGAGGCTGTCCACCACGCGAACCATCTGGGTAGCAAGTGAAGCCACGTAGACGGTGCATGTATTTCGCAAGGGTCTCTGCAAACGGACGGACTGTGTCTTCGTTGTTCAGCTTGGAACCCCATGACGGTAGATTGATTGTGCTTGAGATAGACATGTCTACATAATCTTGCACGTCTGCTTGGAATGCCATGCGGCGTTCATAGTCCGCAGACAAATCCAAGGCACTCTCAATCTTCTCTGGCTTGATGTCGTAGCGGTCAATCACAGCTTGCGCCGCCGCATCTACCACATACTGATAGTGCCACTTGCTACCGCCCTTCAGATACCGCCGCTTATATGCAACAGCAAACAGCGGTTCGATGCCTGTAGTTGTAGCGGCTAAGATTCCGATAGAACCAGTCGGTGCGATAGCGCGAACCTTGACCGGTCTGCTTATACCCAACGCATCTGCTGTCTTGTTTGATACATGGTCAGACACAGACTTGTAGACATGCAACCAACGGTGCATCTCTTCTGTGACTTCATACTGCTGTCCGCGCTGTAACAACCACTCATGCATACCCATGAGACCCAGACCAAGACGGCGGTTCTTTTCACGGATTTTATATACTTTGTCGTATGGAAGTTGTGCTTTGAGTGTGCCACAAATCAGGAACTTGGTAGCCAGTTCTACACACTGACGGAACTCAGCAATGTCTTCTATTCTAGACATGTTCAACGAGCCAAGATTACAGACATCACTATCGCTGTCTTTGTCTGAAGTAACTTCAGTACATGCATTACGCAGTGTCTCATTTTCGTTTTCAAAGAAATTAAAGCTGAACCCCGGCTCCGCTGATGACAGAGCCTGACGTGTGTTGTCATAGAACAACTCAGGTAACTTCCCAGTTCGCCAATAATCTTCTAAGAACTTGGTGTCCCAGTTGACAGAGATATTGGTCATGTCTAATGGGGCCGCATAATTAAAGTCAGCTTCTTTCAAATCAGCCACGGTCTTATCTGTGCCAGCAACCGGCATAGACTTCCAATCTTTAGCACGTAAGAACGCTTCAATGTCTGAGTGTTGCCAGTTCAGAGATGCATAAATAGCTGAACGTCTGCTACCGCCTTGCATGACACGCCGACCAATCTCATTGATAGCTGTCATCAAATCAATCGGGCCTGATGCTGTACCGCCGGTGCGCTTGAGGGGTGCGCCTTTGCCACGCAGTATAGAATAGTCCACACCAATGCCACCGCCAGACATCAGACATGACATGGCTCTCTGAGACAGAGCGGCCCACTCTTCGCGGGTATCTTCTTCTGCACACAACAAATAACAGTTGTTAAAAAACTTTGCGGGACGGCCAGCATAATACAGATAGCGACCACCGGGGATGAAACGCATAGTAGAAATCATCCATTTCAATTGGTCCACTTCGGACTGTGGTAGCACACTGCCGCAGACATCATCGACCAGCGTGTTCGCCAGTTCTTCCCATGTCTCTGCGCCCTCATGGCTGTACTTGTGATGGAAAATACTTTCTGCAAATTCGTTGCGGAATACGGAAGTGTTTTGTTTATACATCGCGGACATAAATAAATACCTTACTTTGCCTCGCCCCAAGTCTTGCCAATGTCACCTTCGACAAGACCGCGTTGAGGTATATTTTCAAACAAAGACGTTGCGGCCCATCGCATTGTCTCAAGCATCAGTGCCAGTGTTTCTTCAGCGTGTTCATCAGGAACTTCCGCAATCAGTTCATCGTGAACAACGTGAACCAGATAGGCTGGAATATCCCCCCAGATTTTGGGGAACTTGCTAAGAACCAACAGCATTATCTCTGCCGCACCGCCTTGGCACGGCGTGTTGATTGACTTGGTAAAAAGCTGAGTAGATTTGAACGGAGCGTATACCCGTCCCTGCGGTGTCCATAAGAACCCGCTCCTATCAGCCCTTTCCCGTGTCTTTCGTATCCAGTCCCTAAGACCTGTATAGAGGTCCAACACTTCGTGCTGAATTCTACCGGCCTCATGAACCGTAGTCGGATGGCCGTTGGTGGTTAGCACTTGTGCTAGACCCCGTGGACCCTGACCAAATAGAAGACCAAAGATGCAAGCCTTTGCGGCCTGACGCATCCACTTTCCCTCACCAGCTTTGAAGTAATCGTCACCGGTCTCGTTTGGATAGTCACCTTTAAAACAGTGACGGGCAGTTAGAGTGTGAATATCCAAACCGTCTTCTATCGCTTCCAGCAAAACCTTGTCTTTTGACAGAGCCGCTGGGACGCGAACTTCGATTTGACCATAGTCACACACCACCAGACTATGATGTTCTTTGGCTTTGAACAGATGTCTGAACTCCGGTGTTGCATTGATTGTCTGCAACGCTGGTTCGGTTACGCTGAAGCGTCCTGTTTCCGTGCCACCGATGCGGAAGTTTGCGTGTATACGCTGAGATACAGGGTTAACGAATCGTGTAAACTTCTCACCCAATGTGCTGTTGTTTTTCTTTGCATCAGCCCATTCAGCGAGTGCCATCAACGGTGGTCTGAACTCTTCAACAAGTTGAGTGATGTTCTCTAGGACCTCAACCTTGCCAACCTTTAACTGGCCTGTGTCTGTCTTAGGCCAGTTGTCTGTAGTATATGGCTCACGTAACATCAGGTGATACCGCAACCAATTCGCAACTTGTGTTGTGCTGGCTGGGTTCTCAACGATGGGTGCGCCGTCCGCGCCACAGGAACTGAACAACTCAAGAGACTTCTGTCTACCTTCTGTGTCTCTGTCTGCCATGTCTATACACAGCTTGTCATGAGCCGTGCTGTCGAACCCGATGCCGTTGGTCATAACCTCATTCACCGCTCGGATACTGGAGCGCATAAGATTATAGACCCATTCACATTCTTCATATGGAGTGCGCTTGCTGTCCTTGACCAGAGCAAGCTGGGCCTCATGCAACAGCCAAGTGGCTACCACGTCACCCGCCGCATACCGGACTTGCTCTGTGTCTAAGTCTGGCTTAGACCAATCTGATGCCTGTTGTTCTTTGCTGGGTTCTTTGTCCAGCACAACGCGACATCTTTCGGCCAGCGTCTTCCGCTCTGTTGTCAAAGACACAAGAGCCTGTGCCTGTAGCAATGTGCAATGTGGATGTCTGGATGGTAGGATGCCATGCTGGGAAAGCATCTTCACATCAAACTGTGCGTTGTGGGCCAGCCACACAACCTTGTCCAAGTTGAGGAGACGTTTACCTATCTCATCAAACTTACCCAGCGACACAGCCCAGCGGTCTATTACATGCACCGCACCCATGCCATCATATATCTGGAGCAGTCGGACTTGTCCTGTACCTACATTCAGCCCTGCCCGTTTCACATGTCTGGCTATGTCATTCAGTATGCTACGTGCATCGTCCATCTTATCTTTGACGGACTGTCGGTCTGCCTTTTGCTGGTCAGTCAGCTTGGCAATGACAGGAAACTTCTCAAACTCCTCGCGGATTGTGTTGTAGGTTCCCTGTTCAGACCGGTACTTGTCTAGCAAAGACATGACAGCCGCTGTCTCAACATCTACAGACAAAAGTATCGGGTCCAGATGTGTATGGAACTTTAACTTCTGGTCAAACTCTTCAAGCATGATGTCTACGTCAGCATCAGTAGTGATGAAGTTGAGTTCAACACCATGCATGAAGTCATGATATTTTGGGGTGGCGGCTGTCTCACCGCCCCCTAACACGTCCTGTAAGTCTGTCATGTCTATTCCAGAGGGATGTCTTTGGATGCAGATGAACCTTCAGTAGACGCTGTCTCTGTCTGAACAGGCGGCTGGTCATCTGGTGTTACCCATCTAGAAATTTCCATCGCAGGGATTTGAACCTTGCCATACTGACGATGCTTGTAATGGTCAGCAAAGAACTTCACTACCGGCACTTCGTTATGATGTGCGCCAGTGCGAACCTCTTTAATCCACTGCTTAATCATCTCACCAGTTGCACGTTGCGCTCCATTAGATGAGCCGGTGAACTGGGCATAAATGTTTCCTTCCACACCCATGCTTGGAAGGATGTTCATTTGAAAGCGGACGTTCTTGGACCAGCCATCATTCTGCTGAGTAAATGGTCCGTGGTCTGGCAACATATCCTGTGATGCCATGTCTTCACCAAGGCCATACCAGATTTCATCTACGAGTTGGCCGTCCTTCCAGCACACCCAGCCGAACTGGATATTTGGTAGGTCAGGCACAGCCTCAAAGCTGTTATCTGGAAACGTATCTTCTTCGCGCCCAATGACCCACTCGCCTTTCTTGAACTTGATATACTGCATACCACCGCTGGTTAAATCAGCGGTTGCAGTCTCAAGAGAGTTGGCAAGAGCGTCAATGTTTGCTACATCGAACTTAGGGGTTACGGCTAATTGTGACATATCTCTATTCCTTTTGTTACTATGTCTGTGTCTGGATTAAGTGCGTAAAGTGACAGAGAGCCGGGGTGAATACTCACCATCCGTTTGAAAGTCGCTAGGTTGTAGCCCCGCTTTTTCAAACTTCTCTTTGTCGTAACGCGGTGGTGATTTCTGTGCGTACACAGAAACCGAACCCCAGTCAGCTTTCACCTTCTTGGTGTCTGCTTCTGAGAGAACCTCTTTTATTTCCTGTTCTACATCACGAACCTTCTGCTCGTTGTTCTTCTTATCGGACACAAGCGCGGCACGTTTGGTAGCCAGTTCATACAGGCGTTGTTCAACAGCCTGTTCATAATTTGATTTTTCTTCGGTGGGCAGTGCGGCAACAAGGTCACCGTTACATTGTCTGCGCCAAGGGCAATACTGACATTCATCACCGCCCATCAGCTTGCCCTCTGCCATAGGTAGTTTGGCTGGCTCAAACCAGTTGAATACTTCAAGGCTTCTAGCCCGTAGACCGTCCGCTACCTTCTGATTAAAAGGTATAATGAAGGTCTTTATCTGCGACAGGAAGCTGGCATTTACATATGTGATGACAGCGTGTGTCGGCTCGTACTCTGTCAGACGGCGAACTAAATCCATGCCTTGCTGACATTGCAGTACGTGTACGTGTTTAGGTTCTTTCAAGAAATCATACGGGCGCGGGTCAATAGATTTGATTTCATTGTAAACACAGTTGGTCAGTACATCCGTACCATCTACGTTGAGCGGGAACAAATCCTTAGATACAAACAATCCATCCGGTGTTGCAGACTGATAAGCTGTCTTGTCTACCAGTGTCTTCTGACCTTCATCAGTAGCCCAGAGTAACTCAATGTCATCTGGCAGACTGTGTTGCAGACCTTCAACAACCCACTCTTCAAGTACGTTGCCCCGCTCTGCCGCTCCGTAGTCTTGTACAAAGCCGGTGTCTGGCTGAATGTTATGCTTGTCATAAACGAGTTTACGCTGACACTGGCCCACCTCAGATGCACCAACTGTCATGGACCGGTTGTGGCCACCCCAAGTTTTGCTCTCTGATTTGCGGGTCATGTTGGCCAACAGCATGGCCTTTGTGTCTAGTTTAAACATGTATATATTCTCCTATTTAAAAAAGGTTTTCCTTGTCTTTAGCGTACTCAACCAATCACTTGGCGGGGGGACGCTACTGATGCGGGTACTGGTGCAAAACGAAATCAAAATCACCGCCGCACAGACAAAGCATTTGAGTTGGACCAAGACCTTTGCTGGCACTTATTTCGGAGTACCCCCCTGTATTAGGCATTGCCTTCTGTGTAACAATTGAATTCAATAAAATCGCCAGAGCGCAGTTTCTCAAACCGACTAGCTGGTACGGTCCGCGCATCGAAAGAAAGCGACATTGGTTTACCACTGACCATGCTCTCGCCACTGAGAGTGACAAACATTTCACCGTCAGGTCCGTGTTTAATTTCCGTGTTACGATAGATGAAACCAATCTCATCAATCTCCATCTTGTGGACAGAACAGCTTTGTTCAACTTCTACTTTTTCCATTTCATATTTCCTTCATCATTTCATCAAAGACGTTGAGGTCTTTACTGAAGTCGCCATCTACCACCTTGTTCATCATGTCCATCTTGCTAGACAGCAAACGGTACAAGACACGGTCATATGTGCCTGACGCTATGACATAGTGGATGGTGCAAGGTGTCTTCTGGCCTGACCTGTGTATGCGGTCTTCGGCCTGTAGCATTTCACCAACACTGAATGTTGCTTCAACAATCAGCATCTGGTTTGCGACTTGTAGATTGAGGCCGGTGCCACCGGACCCAACCGTGGTGACCAAGACACGGGCTGGATATTTTGCCTTTGTCTCTTGGAACTTGCTAATAGCTTTGTTGCGTTCTTCAGCGGATGTCTCGCCAGTGAACCCGACAGCTATGGGTTTGTGTTCTGATTTAGCTTTGCCACGCCTGTTCACTTCAGCAATCAAAGTCTTGGCAAGGTGGACGTGGTGACAAAAGACAACCAGCTTTTCATCTGTGCTATCCAAAAAGTCTACAATCCAATCGACAGACTGTGTCAGCTTAGACTGGCCGATGAACTGGCGTAGCTGGGAGAAGTGTGCCTCACCCATCTGTATAGCTTCGCGGATGTCGTAGTAGTCCTGTGTCCATCCCTTGTGCTGAAAGAAGTCCAGCGGAATGACAGACCGTGTCTTGCTAGGTAGGTCCAAGCATTCGTCTTTACGTACCCGATGCATGACGTTCTGCAACTCAGCATGTAGTGCCGGTGCGTTGGTAAGACCATCACACACATAACCGAACTTACCCTCATGCCCATTGCAGTAACGGCGAGTAAACTTATACCAATCAAAAAATTTATCTGGGGCGGTCAGGTTGAGGACCGGAAACAAATCTACCGGACGATTAATAATAGGTGTGCCACTGAGACCTAAAAAGTAAGGGACTTTCTTAGCCAGTTTAACAACCGCTTTAGTGCGCTGTGCCTTCGGGGATTTGATGTAATGGCATTCGTCACAAATGATAACCTCTGGTCGAATTCCATGTCGGTCAATCTGCGCGGAGACTTTAGCGGCCATTGCATACGATACAAGCACAACGGTCTGTTTGTCTTCTTGGGGCCAGTTCTTTCCGTCATAATCAATCACCTCATGTGAAGACAATAAACGATTTAACTCTGTCTTCCACTGTGTCTTAAGTGAAGCGGGAATAAATATAAGTATCTTTGAAAGTCCAAGGGCGCGGCTGGCAAGAATGGCAGAGATAGTTTTGCCTGTACCCATCTCATGCCCAAAAATACCGCGCCCTTGGTTGTCCAGCCAAAAATGGACAGCGTCAAGCTGATGTTTATATGGAGTTACACCCAGAGATGACAGACTGTTTTCCCATCCAACACATATGCGAGAATAAAAATCATCTGTCTGGGTCTTTAAAACATCAGCGAGAGAACGGGCATGTAGACTAACCTGTTGGTTAAACTTTACTGAATATCCTTGGCCTTCAAGCGTGGGCTTTACGTCATTGGCAATGATGTCGTAAACGCTCATCCCAGCTTCAGCTTCCATCCGTCCTATATTTACAACCCAGCTACGTTGGGCTGGCTTGTAAGCACACTGTGGAATGCGGCCAAGTATATCGGCCAATGCTGGAATGGGATTGGTGGGGCGTAGAACCAATTGGAGGTTTGGTTCCAAGGATACCTGTAAAGTCTGTGTCATTTGTCCGTCTGTTCATTTGTCTGTTTTGTCTGGTAACATTACAATGGGGCTTGGTGTCTGTTGTGTCAACACTTTAATGTAAATAAATTTCTAAAAAAGATGGGCAAGATGCCGAAACACCTTGCCCACTTAGACAGACTGACAGGACGGGGGTAAGGGAGGAAGCCCCCTAAACCACAATATCATGTGGCTCTGTCTACATTTCAACACACCGGATAGTTTTTGAGTATGATGATGTTGACATCCGATTCCGCATACCAGATAGTATGTGCAGACACAGACATATATTGACAGTATAATAGGAATAAGATGACAGAGGACACGCACACTATCGCCGAATTTTTACAAACACTGCACCAAAATAAAACGTGTGGTGTTCTTAGTTTTGAGGCACTGGGAGACAAGCGGGTTATGTATCGCGCCAATGGCCGCAGTGCAGACAGCTTGTTTGAATGGATAGAAGAACAGACTAAAGAAAAGCGCGGCATATATATGAGGCAAGCGCGGCTGGACCCAGAGAGTACAACCTGTCGAAAGACTGATGTTGTGGAACTCACACACATATGGGTGGACATTGATGGCGCGGACTTGGACCGGTTGGATTATATAGTCAACGATTACAAGCCTACATATATAGTACATTCTGGTGGCGGCTTGCATGTTTACTGGCGTTTGAAAGAGCCGGTGCGTGATGCTGTACAGTTTCAGAAAGCTGAGATTGTAATGAAGCAGTTGTCTCAAGTCTTACTTGGAGACCCCGCGCCTACCCACATCGCCAGTCTGCTTCGCCTACCCTACACAATTAATTGGAAGTATAACCCGCCTGTCCAGTCAAGGGTAGCACACGTAGAACCGTGGCAAGAATATTCACTGTATGAATTAGAAGATATGGCCCTTGCAAATCAGGACCCCTATGAAAAGGTGGTTGGTTTTCTGACCAGCAATGTCCGCATGGGTATGACCAGCCAAGACTGGGAACGTGTCATCAACAATCTATCTGTGTCTGGTTCCGCAAACGAGTATGGCGGCAGAAACAATTGTGTTGTGAAGCTGGCTGGTTACTGGTCACGCAATGACATTAATCCAAAGACACAAATCAGAACACTTATGGACTACGGTTGCACACTGCCGCTCATAGAAGTCCAAAGTATTGTCTCACGTATCTGGGAGCGCGAACATGCAGAACCAATCTAGTCTCGCGCCTAACCCAGCAGACCCAACACAGCGCATCATAAATCATGTGCAGACAGCGCAAGCGGCTGGCCGTCAACCGCGCATGTCTGACATCGTGGGTGCGGCTATTGATGCAATGGTCCTACACTTCAGGCAGAACAGCGCAGACATACTACACACTCAGGACAAGTGGTACACCTTTGACCCAGCCGTTGGCATCTGGCGTGTGAAAGATGCGCTGTTTGTAGAGAGCGAGATTGACCAGTGGTTCCGTAATCTGATTGGTATTGTGCCGAACCGAAACCTGAGAACTGAAGTTCTGTCTGGCGTGAAGGTCAGAGTGTATGTAGATGATGTGGACTGGGGCCAACACGGCAACGTAATCATCTGCTCTAACAATGTCGCTTTCTGTCTGGAGACATTTCAGACTGTGTCTGTCCAGAAGAATTGGTATCTGCGTGAAGACAACGTGCTGGCGGCAGAGTGGAATGACCAAGCTGATTGCCCTGTCTGGGACAACACAGTCAAGAATTTGATGGCGCACATCGACCCGGCGGACCGTGACCGGGTGATTGTGTTGTTAGAAGAATGGATGTCTTCATGTCTATACAGACATAGACGGCCCCGTGCCATGTCTAAATGTTTGTTTCTGTATGGAGAGCGGAGAACCGGAAAGTCTACCATCTTGGATGTGCCGCGCCAGATATTTGGTGAGAAGCTGGCAACAGCCATCGACCTTCAGGAACTAAACGGCTTTGGCGCACAAGCACTGATGGGCAAAGCTGTCTGGCTGTCTGATGAAATCAAAGTCGGCACTGTCATGAATGACAGCATCATTAAGAGGATAATCACAAACGAGCCGCTGTCTATCAAAGTAAAGTTTGAGCGTCCGTTTGAAGGCCGTTTGAATCTGACAGTTGGACTGGCCGGTAATTCGTTGCCAAAGATTGATGACACGTCTGATGCTGTCTATGACCGCACACTGTTTGTCCCGATGGACACTGTGATTGACTACAACGCAGAGGACCACAGTCTGAAAGACCGACTGGATGCAGAACTGTCTGGCATTCTACAGAGGCTAGTGTCTAGGCTCAAGGCACTCAAGACACGGGGCCACTTCGATGTGCCGCCTAGCCTGATTGCCAAGCAAGATGAAATTAAGGCAGAGCAAGACCCGTTGCGTGTGTTCCTAGAAGAAGCACTGGTCAGGGCAAACAGCAACTGTGCTGTCAAAATGACAGACGTTGTGTCTGCATACAGAGGCTTCCTGTCTACGCAATTCAGCAGAGACCATGCCTTGCAGACAAAGACATCACCGCAGTGGTTGTCTCGCAGACTGTCTGAGTTCGCGCCCAACAGCACAACTGGCAGGGTGCAACGCGGTACAATCAGAGCGCGGTTCAGCTTGCACTTCACGGACAAGGGCAAGACATGGCTGGATGCTGGCTGGTCTCTGGATGACCAGTATCACAAGACAGACCAGACCAAACTCAAAGAAGCTAACATCAACACTGGGCTAGGGAGCGTGTGATGCCAAGACCAAACACAATAGGTGCGCCAACAATACAGATGAGTACGTTGCTGAAAGTGGACCAGCTAGACAAGTTACAGAAGATTGCACACAAGGCACGTAAAGACGGGGCCAAACATATCAGCGCGGCCAGTCTGATTAGGGACGCAGTCGATGATTGGCTTGCCAAGAATGACCAAGTATAAACCTTTTCACACACATTCATGCGGTCATGTTGCCTGTGATTTCTGTGGCGCACTAACAAGAGGGCGTGTATATCATAACAGCAAAGAGGTTGTATGTGGTGCGTGTCGCAGACCCATAAGGAGATTGTCCGATGAAGAACAAGATAAAATATGGCAGAGGCTCACCCGTAGCGCGGGTTCTTTCTGACAGACTGTGGCGTCAGCGTGTCGTTAAAAGCAAGAAAATATATAACCGGAAAAAACTAAAGCCCCTCAACGGGGCTTTTGATTTTCTGGGGTACAGGTTTCACAAGGTTCCGGTGACCATGTGTGTGGGTCTCGCATCTGGAAACCCGTACCCTCACATGATGGACAATCAAATGTGATAGGCGGTGCCATAGGCCAATCTGCGTCACCTTGAATGCTAGTTACTTCATCTATCTGCTGTTCGTAAAAATCTGACATTTGTGTTTACGTGCTTTCCTTTTTGTTTATCTGTGTCTGGTGAATAATCTAGGGATGGTGTGATGCTTTCACAATCTAAACCAGCTTGTCTTTTGCCGCGTCTGTATTCGTCAAGGGCATTGATGTAGTAGCGTGTGCCGGTTTCGTTAACCGTCTGAATATGAAAATCAATATACCAGTTGTGAGCCTCAACAAGTGTAGGGCTGGCTTTAAATGTTGCACCCTTACCTGTTTCTCTTGCCTCATCAACTTCAACCCAACCGCTGGCCTTACACTCTTCGACCATTGTGTGCGCGGCTTGCCAGCTTATGCCTAACTCTTCTGCGATAGCTTTCTTGGTGTAAAGTGACTTTACATGTGCCGCTATAAACATCTGCCTCGCAAAAGTATTTCTGGCTGGAGAGGAATTAAAATATCTCTGAAGGGGTGTGGCCATGCGAGTTTGACGGCCCTTATAAACTGCAATCTGATGCTTGGCCTGTTCAATGCCATACTGTGTGCGTAATTCTTTTTCTACATTGTCCATCTGTCTTTGTCCCTTCTGTCACTATTATTCTATCGTCATTTTAATGGTGTTATACTAGAACGCAACCCCTTTGAAATAAATTAATCCGTTTTTTATCGTCATCAACCGTCATCCATCGTCATCATTTGTCATCATATCCGGTGTACACAGTCTGTTTTGATGACGGTTGATGACGATAAGATGACAATAAGCCGGTGTCTATTGTCATCACATAACCGCCTGTAATGTCTAGTGTTTACCAGATGAAATGGTAGATGATGACGATGATGACGATATATTTATGATTTAATGCGTTAGTGTCTTATTATAAGAACAAATACAGAACAAACAAGAGAAAAAAGTATGACAGGTAATTTTGTGCGGTTTTATTGTCATCATCGTCATCATGTATATTCCGCAGTACAGAGTGACAGACTGTGTAGTTTGACATAGACACTAGACATGTCTACTGTTTAGACATAGACACAGTCGGGGAATATAATAATGACAATAGTAGGCGTGGACATCGGGACACACTGTGGTGTTGCGTGGAAGTCCGGTGATGAAGTGTCAGTCACTTCTATAGATACGAGTAAGGCCCGAATGATGGGCGGTGGTATGAGAGCATTAACTCTCAGACGCGAACTCGAAAAACTTTTTGAAGCAATAGGTCCGGTGACTGAACTGGCCTTTGAGAATGTTGAGAGACACAGCGCGACATACGCGGCTCAGATATATGGGGAACTGCGTGGTGTCTTGATGTCTGTCTGTGAAGAGATGGCGATTCCATATCGAGGCATCGGCGTGACCACAGTCAAGAAGCATGTTGCCGGTTCCGGCATTGCGAAGAAAGACAAAGTCCGATTGGTGGTCACCAGTCAGTTTCCTGATGTGCATGTGGCGAATGATGACGAAAGCGATGCGCTGTCTGTCCTTATGTGTGTAATAGATGAGGTATCTTGATGTCCGGTGAAATTGTCAGAGTAGATTTTGGTTCTGCTAAAAGGCGTTACCTGATGGGCTGTCCCGAATGTGAGAGTGTCAACTGGAATGTGGTGATGGACCCAGACACAGGCTCGACACTGTCTGCCAATCCAGACGCAGACGTAGACATGGAATGTTCCGGTATCACATGCGCTGACTGCGGGTTTCATATAGACATGCAAGGCACACCCGTAAACTAGGCACAAAAAAAGGGCGGCACCCCGAAGGATACCGCCCTATGTCTATGCACTGAGATATGCACGAAGTGTTTTTAATATCTCATCAATTGCCGCCAAGGCTTTCATACTTGGAACCTTGTCTGGCAAATCTTCTTCCAGAGACACAGGCGTACCCGTCCCGATAGACAGGGCGCGGATACGCTGTGCAACTTTGAGCCTGAGATAATCAGCGATGCCTTTGGGCAGTGGTGTTCTGCCCGAAGACCAGTTCTTCATGGTCTGATTGGTTACGCCAAACAATGCACGTAACTCCACCGGTTCCATGTCTAGGGCAAGTAGACTTATCCGCAACTGAGCCGGTGACAGAGTGTTCTGTGTCTGTCTAGGGTCTTCAATTGGGAAGTGGTCTACCCACCCCATCGGCTTGCGCTTCTTTGCAAACCTTTTGCGAAGCAATGCTTCCGGTACTGAAGGGGCTACTGTCATGTGACTAGCCTCCTCTCTATCGCACTGCGACAGTCCTCAAACATCTTGGCCTTGACCTCGCCCACCTTCTTTTTCAGAAGCCAGAGCGGGGCTTCAAAACCATGCTGGTCACGGTCTGTCAGCTTACCACGTTGAACGATGGTAGATTTAGCAAACCACTCAGGTTCAATTAAGTCTGCTAAGTCGATGAGTAGTGCCTTGTCTGTTTCATTTTTGATTTTGCCATAAAACAAAACAGCATTGTTACTATCTGTCCCATCCTTTAACAGACCCATCTTTATGAGATTTTCCTCATACCAGTCTGCGTTTTGTAAGGTGTTTTGTCCCCATCCCAAGACCTCTTTTATTCTGTCTGGGTGTAGAAAAACAGAGCGCGGTATGGGCCTGTATTGGTCCTCAATACACTTGAGGAATTCAGCTTCATCAACCACACGCACAGTGTCACCATAGTCTGTCGTGCCTTTCCAGAGGACAACCACCTTAGTTCCTTTTGGAAACTTACGTGACCGCCCGTCCGTCTTAGCCCGATAGGGAAGTTTAAAGTTGTATCCCACAACCGGATTAGAATTTGACTGGCTCATGACTCCCCGCTCCTATTTTGATTTCATTAATCATGTCTATGACATATTCCATATCACCTTGGTCCGGGTCATAGAACGAAGTGTCATAGTAGTTAAGGCCAACCTTAACCAGTACGGGAACATCACTGCCATACAGCGGATGTTCATAAAGTGTGACACCTGATACGGTGTACAGTTCAGCCGGTTTATTTACGTTAGTCATTAGTCATCTCCACTTCATTGACAGGATGTACATCTTCCATAGTCCATTCGTGACCATCATCTGCTTTGACCCAATCAGTGTCATTTTGCTTTGCCATCTGCCAAGCTGTATCCGCATTGGGTGCTTCAAGGATTAGTTCATATCCCACGTCCATCGTGGCGGTTACCTTAAATTTTGGCATTTGAGTTTTCCTTCTCCAGAATTTGCATGTGTGTGGCTTGGGCGTTGCCAACTTGGCCCCCTACTACTCGCGCCCATTCACTCTGGGCATTTGCTTCCAGTTCGGCTTGACTGTTTCCAGAAACAGTGACGCTCCTCCAAACAGTTCCATAAACTTCTACTTTTGCTGTAAATTTAGACATTGTATTACCTCTCGTCTGTGTCTGTGTCTGTGGGTCTACCACTACGCTATGCGTTTCGGCCCAGACCATCGGGCCTCATCAGGTGGCAGGGGCCACCACCGAAGCGGTGACCCCGTGTTAAGTTTAGGCAAGTTCATCAGCCAGCTTGTCCAAGTCCATCAGAATTTCATGGACAGTGCGGCCCCAGATGTTTGCGTTCAAGCAGTCGGCAAACTCTTTACGTGACCCGTAATGTGCCACCTCAAGTCCGACAACTTTGATGCCCCACTGGTTAGCCAGCTTGACCATCTGCTCAAGGTCTGGACCACCGGCACCACCGTCTGTCAGGATGAATATAACTTTCTTATCTTCATCCAAGTCGCGCATCTGTGATGCCATAGTCATGAGACCCTCAGTCATAGGTGTACCACCACCTGTGTTACCCCAGAGGGTAGTCACATTGTAGTCGGACTTAGACCAAGGCACGTTGAACGGCTTGAGTGTTGTGCTGTCATTGGCGTCCGGTCTAATGCGGCAACCAGTCTGATATATGGGGTCCATACCCATTTCAGCTAGGTTCCAGCCTATACCATTCGTATCATGACCTTGTGTATATTCAGTTTTAAAGTCAGTGTTACGAGCGGCTGAAACTTGAACCATAGGGAATGATGAGACAGAGAACTTAATGTTAGCCGCTGACATAGCATCACCCAACACAAAAGCCAGCTTGACTGCATCATGGTTGTCTGAGCCGCGCATGGATGATGAATTGTCCACCATGATACCAACGGCTGTCCGATAACCTGACCGCTTCCATGTCTTGTTAAAGACATTATTGGAATTGCTAGACAGGCGGTGTAAACGGCCCCTGTCCAAACGTCCCTTGTCACGGTTCCGCAACTCGCCCCGTCTGTCTGGGTTGGTTAACAGCCGTGTGATACGTTGCTTGGCCGCACCTACTGAGCGGGGTAAGTCTGCCCGTATCTGCTTGGCCCGTGTCTTACCGGACCTGATGGAACCACCTTCCAGAGACAGTTGAGAGTTTCGCGCTGTGTCTACCACTTGTAAACCAGCGGCATCTGGATTGCGGTCTGTAATATTGTCAGCCATAGGCCGCACATCACGTTCTGCATCCATCTGGTCCAGAGGGTTAATGTCATCTATGACACTGCCATCACCGGCATCAGGACTGAAACCTTTGACAGGTGACTGGGCATCAGGCGTCTGCTGTTCAGCATCATCAGCCTCATCAGTGTCTGTTGCACCTTGTGCATCACCCTCTGCATCAGCATCAGCATCTGCATCAGCA